ACACAGACAGGCAAGCAGTGATGGCTATGATTAGTAATGATACTGCGGGAACAGTTGCAGGTGGTACATCTCCTGGAGCACCAAACACAGTAAACACAGAACAATGGAATGGTACGGCTTGGACAGAGGTTGCTAATCTTGCAACTGGAAGATATAACGGAGCTGGTATAGGAGTATTTTCGGAGGGAATTGTAGCAGGTGGTGGAACAAGTGCCACAGGAACTACAACAACAGAAGAATGGACAATTCCAGCAACAGCAACAAACACAACAATTACGGCAAATTAATATGGCAAAATTAAAAAATATAAAAGGTACAGCAATACAATTCTTGGATGCAGATCCGATAGTATACGCTGGTTCTTGGTCATCAGGTGGAGCTTTAAACACAGCTAGGACAGCAGGGGGTCTTGCTGGAAGTTTAACAGCAGGATTATATTTTGGTGGTAACACACCTCCTAGTACACAATTATCAGAAGAATATAATGGTACAGCTTGGGCAAATGGTAATAATATGATCGAAGCAGCAAGAGATAACATGTATGGTTTTGGAACACAAACTTCAGCACTTTCAGCTGGAGGTTCAGTAGGAGCAACTGGTAATAAATCAAAATTAGTAGAATTATATAATGGAACAAGTTGGACTGCTGGAACAGATATTAATCAAACTAGAGCGGCTGGAGGTTCAGCAGGTTCATCACTTACTTCAGGAATTATATTTGGAGGTAAAGATTCAACTGGTCCAGGAAATACAGATAATGCAGACACAGAATATTGGAACGGATCTACTTGGGCACAACTAGCTGATTTAAATACAGCAGGTGCATATATGGCAGGAGGTGGAACATACAACTCTGCTTTATGTAGTGTTGGTGGAAATAGACCATCAGAAAATGAAAGTTGGAACGGAACTTCTTGGAGTGCTATTGCTGACCAAAATACTTTTAGAGATCAAAGCGGTGGTGCAGCAGATAGTAATACATCAGGTTTAATTTATGGAGGAGAAGCACCTCCTGTAACAAATAAAACAGAATCATGGGATGGAACTACATGGACAGAAGTTAATGATATGGGAACTGCTAGATCAATAGGTTCTGGTGGAAGTGGTGGTCAATCAGGTGGAGCTACAAGTGCTTTAGGAGTTGGTGGACAAATAGCTCCAGGTGCAAGAACAGGATTAACTGAAGAATGGTCTTTTCCACCATCAGCAACATCAGTTTTACAAGAAGGAGATTTGTGGTTTAATTCTTCTTCATCAACTTTGAAGGGTTATGGCGCATCTTTTTCAACAGGAGCATGGGCATCAGGTGGAAGTTTAATTCAATCAAGAAATGCAGCAGGTGGGGCAGGAACACAAACAACAGCTTTAATTTTTGGTGGTGCAAACCCCGCTGTAAGTCCTAATAGAATTGCTTTAACGGAAGAATATAATGGAAGTGCTTTTACAGAACGAGCAGATTTAAATACTGGAAGAAATGAAGGAGCTGGAGGCGGAACTTCAACAGCAGCAATATTTTCATTTGGTACTGAAGCATCTGGCTTATCTAATAAAGCAGAAGAATGGAATGGAAGTTCTTGGACAAACAAGACTGCTGCAAATACAGCTAGAACTAATATCGTTCAAGGTTTTGGAACTACTGAAGCTTTTGTTGTTGCGGGAGGTGACACACCATATCCTGCTGCAAATAAAGTTGAGTTATATAATGGATCATCATGGTCAGAGCAAACAGAAATAAATACTGGTAGACAGAATGCAGCAGAGTTAGGTACTGAAGCAGCAGGAATGGTAGCTTCTGGGGAAGCACCTCCAGGCAATACAGTTAATGTAGAATTTTGGAATGGAAGTTCTTGGACTGAAACTACAAACGTAAACACAGCTAGAACTCGAGTGCTTGGTTCAGGAATTCAATCATCAGCCATAATAGCTGGTGGTTATACAACAACTAATGTTGCACAAACAGAATCTTGGAATGGTACCTCTTGGGTAGAGCAAGCTGATTTTTCAACAGCTAGGCAAATGGGGGGCACTTCAGTTGCTAGTTCTCTTGCAGCAACTATGGCGGGTGGTTACACGAATACTAGAGTTGCTATTACAGAAGAATGGACAGTAAGTGAGGGAGTGCTTACAATAACAACTTCATAGTTGACGTTTCTAAGAATAATCTATATATCGTAATAAACCAAAGGATTTGATGTCAAAAGAAAAACGTAATATTGCGACTAAACTAGAAACTGAGTCTAAGTATTTAACTAACATATTAGATAATGAAGACGTTAAAGATTTTAAAAAATTAATACCTGAACTCCAAGATACTTGGATGAAGAAACAAATGTTTCGTACAGAAACAGAAATGAGATTTTCTGTTTTATCTGATAATAAATATCCAACTAAAGCTGCTAAGTATTGGCAATCGGTAAGAGAACAGAACACTCACTTTGAGAACTTAGTTCACTTATCTTTTGATGCTAGGAAGAATGAAGTAGAGATAGAAAAACTACAGAGAGATATTAAAAAAGAAAAAGATCCAATAGATAAAAAGATGAAACAAATAGAGCTAGAAGAAAAACTTTATAGTAAAGCTCAAATGGAACTTGTTGCTAAACATAGAATGAGAGAAGTAGCTACATGGTCTAAACTAAAAAAAGAGTTTGATGATGGTAACTTTGATAAGAATGATGTAGATAAACATCAAGCACATTCATACATGTTGAGACTACAACATCAAAAGAATACAATTACACCTGGCACATCACAACCTGAAGTCTTTAACGTTATAGGTCAGCTTGATACTCTTGAAAGAGTAATTAGAGAAAAAGAATTATTGCCACCGAAAGAAAAAAAGAAACTGAAGTAATATGAAATTTGACTTTGTATACTTAGGTCAAACTGTTTTAAAGTACCAAGTACCATTAGAGATCTTTGTTGGTCTTAATGAGATCTATGAGAAACAAAAGAAACAGTTACCCTCAGCTACCAAACAACTTGTTGGCAAAATAGAAGATGAAGTGTCTTTATATTATTCTGGTCCTAACACCGACAAGATGCACCAACATTGTTTCTTACCACAAGATATATTAATATGGTTTCATAGCATTTTTGATCATTACACAGATTGGAATAAGGTAGGTCCAACTAAAAAAGATATAAATTCTGTTTGGGTTAATGAAATGAAAGCTAATGAATATAATCCAGTACATATTCACCAAGGTAAACTCTATACAGGTTTGTCTTCTGTGATGTGTTTAAAGATGCCTAAAGATACAGGTGTAGAATATTCAGCTCCTGATAAACCTATGAACGGAAAGTTGCAAATCATTGGTTCAGCTAATGGACAGTTTTCAAAAACAGATTATTCTCCTAATATGAAGATAGGTGACTTTTATGTTTTTCCATACGATATGAGACACTGTGTTTATCCCTTTAACGGAACAAAAGAAAAGAGGAGAACTTTAGTTTGTAATGTTGATGTTGATTATAACCCAGTAGCATCAAGAACAGCATCAGGACAAAACGAATGATACCAAGAATGCCAAGATGGCAATCTTATGTTGCTTCAACTACAGAATCTATTTTTACACCAAAGCAATGTCAGATGATTGTTGATGCAGGACATCAACAAAAACCTGAAGTAGCTAAAGTAGGTGGAGGAGAGACAGGTGCACATGATACTAAGAAGCGAGTAACAACAATATCTTGGATACCTTTTGTTAAGATGCCTGAGATGTATAAAACTATTGAAAATCAATTATCTATTGTAAATTTAAATCATTTTGGTTTTGATGGTGTAAACCTTACAGAGCCAGCGCAGTTTACAGAATATCCCAAAGGTGGTTTTTATGATTGGCACATGGATCTCAATGCTTTTGGTCAAGATGGTCAAAACCCTATTAGAAAAATATCTATGACACTATTATTATCAGACCCTAAAGATTTTACTGGAGGTGATTTAATGTTTTCAGATTTGGGTAACGAAAAACCTATACAACTAAAACAAGGTCAAGCTATATTCTTTGCATCATTTTTAAGACATAAAGTAGCTCCTGTTAAAAAAGGTATAAGACGATCTATGGTTATGTGGTTTGGAGGACCACCATTGAAATGAGAAGAAAAGTTTTATTTCCTACTCCTGTGTATTTTAAAGATCTAACTAATGCAAAAGAATTAAATATTTATTTATTTAAACATATTAAAGCTTGGAAGAAAGCTGATCCTAAGGGAGAGATTAAAACAAACTCTGGTTTTGGTTGGCATAGTAAAACAGACATGGATAAGAAAAAAGAATTTAATCCTCTTACTCGAGAATTATTTAAGATGGCTGAAGAATGTAATAAAGATTTTGGCATTCAACCAAAGCTAGGACTAGGTAACATGTGGGCCAATGTTAATCCTACGAATTCGTACAACAAAACACATACTCATCCTAACTCATTATGGTCAGGTGTATACTATATTAAAGTGCCAAAAAATTCTGGAAAAATTTTTTTAGAAGACCCTAGACCAGGACCTAATACATACATGCCTAGAAGATTAGATAATTTACCTGAACAATTATGGAGAGTATGCTCTTATGAAGCTAAAGAAGGATTAATGATATTTTTTCCATCATGGTTACCACACGGTGTAGACTTAAATATGAATACAGAAAAAGGAGAAAAGAACTGGCGTATATCAGTGTCTTTCAATTTTATACAAATATGATTATACATAAAGATAAAATAGTGTTTAGAGAAAAACACTTACATACAGAGGAGGGTAGAATGCGTCAAACTAAAAACCCTAATTGGAAAAAACTTAAAAAAGACATTGAAAAAAATGGTATATTAAATCCTCTTATATGTACTAAAGATAATGATAAGTATAGATTGTGTATAGGTATGAGAAGATTTATTGCAGGGTGTATTTTAGGTATTGAAGAATATGAAATTAAAGTAGTTAATAATGAAGAAGTTCAAACTTTGTTAAATCCTTGTAAAGAATATATAAAAGTTCATAAAGACGGAACACCATTAGCAATATGAGTTTTAAGACAAATAAATACCAAGTCATACGTGGTGCTATATCAAAAGATTTAGCGGACGTTGCTTACAGATATTTACAAGTATCTGCTGAGGCTGATAACTGGATGCTTAACAATTACATTACACATGCTGGTAATCCATTAGTGGGTAACTTTCATGATAAGCAAGTGCCAGGATCATATGCAAAATATGCAGACAGACTTATGGAAACATTACTTGTTAAAACTATTGATGTTATGCAAAAGAAAACAGGACTTAAATTAGTGCCTACTTATTCTTACACTAGACTTTATAGAACGGGCAATATTTTAAACAGACATAAAGATAGACCTAGCTGTGAGATATCTACGACACTATGTTTAGGCGGCGATCACTGGCCTATCTATTTAGATCCAACAGGCGAGAATACAGTTATCGATGAATACAAAGGTATTATTAAACCAGGTGCACCAGTAGGTGTAGAAGTTAATTTAAAACCTGGTGATATGCTTATCTATTCTGGCTGTGAATTAGAGCATTGGCGTAAGCCTTTTGAAGGTAAGCTATGTGGTCAAGTATTTTTACACTATAATCATGCTGATGGTAAATTTGCTGAATCAAATAAATATGATAAAAGACCTTTATTGGGTGTACCTAAGACCTCTTAAAACTAAAACATCTTTGTGATATAATATCTACAATTATGCCTTTATCTAAAGTAAAATTTCAACCTGGATTTAACAAACAAGCCACAGCTACAGAAGCAGATGGCCAATGGATTGATGGTGATTTCGTAAGATTTAGATATGGAATGCCAGAAAAAATTGGTGGTTGGGAACAACTACAAGTAAATACCTTAGTAGGTGCTGCTAGGGCGCAACACAGTTGGGTAGATTTAGATGGTAATAAATATGCAGTCATTGGAACAAATCGTTTACTTGTTCTTTATTATGACAATACTTTTTATGACATAACACCTATTGATCCTGACAGAAAGTCCACTGGGGCAAACATAACAACGACTAACGGATCAGCAACAGTAACTATTACAACTTCTGGATCACATAATCTTGATGCAGGAGATTTAATTACTTTTGAGAATGCAGGTTCATTTAATGCAGGACAAACATCATACACAGCGGCTAATTTTGATGGTGTAATTTATGAGGTAAAAACAATACCTACAACAACAACATTTACAATTACTATGGCTTCGGCTGAAACTGGGTCAGGAACAACGAATAACGGAACTCTAGATCCTCTTCCATATATTCAAATAGGTAATCTTATAACAACTGCTGGTTTAGGTTGGGGAGCAGGTGCATGGGGATCTTCTACATGGGGAACAGCAAGGGCTTCTAGTAACGTTGTAATTGATCCTGGTAACTGGTCATTAGATAATTACGGTCAAAGATTAATAGCTACTGTTCATAATGGTAGAACGTTTCAATGGAATCCTATTGCAGCGTCTGCTTCAGCATTAACCACAAGAGCTGTTTCATTAGCTACAAATCCAACTAAATCTGTTATGTCAATTGTATCAGATAGGGACAGGCATTTAATTCATCTTGGAACAGAAACAACAATAGGTGATGCTGCAACTCAAGATAAAATGTTTATTAGATTCTCAGATCAAGAAGACCCAAATGATTATGCACCGACCTCAACAAACACTGCAGGTACGTTTAGAATTGACTCAGGCACAAGAATTGTTGGTGCAGTTAAAGGTAAAGATTATTTATTAATCCTTACAGATACTTCTGCATATGTAATGCAGTTTGTTGGAACTCCTTTTACTTTTTCTATAAGACAGGTAGGGTCTAACTGTGGATTATTTGGACAACACGGAGCTGTTTATGTAGATGGTGCAGTATATTGGATGTCAGAAGAAGGTGGTTTCTTTGTGTACGATGGAACTGTAAAAACACTACCATGCAGTGTTGAAGATTTTGTTTATACTACTAGTGGCGATAATTTAGGTATAAGTTTTTTTAATGGCGAACAAATTTTTGCAGGACATAATTCATTGTATAGTGAAATAAACTGGTTTTATCCAAAATCAGGATCTAATTTTGTTGATAGATTAGTAACTTACAATTATGCAGAAAGAGTTTGGACAACTGGTTCATTAGCTAGAACAACATATTCTGATACAAGTGTATTTGCATTTCCTTATGCAACTGAATTTACTCAAAACAGTGCACCATCATTTCCAACAGTACAAGGCATATCAACTGATCAAGGGAAAACTATATACTATGCACAAGAAATTGGTGTCAATCAAAAAGATGCTGGAGGCACTGAAACTACTATTGCTGCTTTCATACAATCAGGAGACTTTGATTTAGAAATTGGAGGCGAAGGTGAGTTTATGATGAAGATAAGAAGATTTATACCTGACTTTAAACTAATTACTGGAAATGCAAAAATAACACTTAACCTAAGAGATTTTCCAAGTGAAGCAAAAGCTAGTTCACCATTAGGTCCTTTTACTGTTACATCTACAACTAAAAAAATAGACACAAGAGCTAGGGCAAGATTAGCTAGTCTTAAAATAGAAAATGATGCAGTTAACGAAAGTTGGAGAATGGGAACTTTTAGATTTGATACACAACCTGACGGTAGAAGATAATGGCAAAAATTGATGCATACATACCAGAGCCTAAAGAAGAATACGATGCATCAAATCAAAGACAGATACTTTCTGCTGTTGATCAAATTAAAAATCAATTAAACTTTTCTTTCCAAGAGGACTTGAAACAAGAAGTAGATAGGATAGGATGGTTTTTAAATGGCTAATATATATAGAAATGCTTTTTTTGATTTAACAGGTACTAATAAAACTACCGTATTCACTTGTCCCGTTGGGTCAACAGTTTTAGTTAAAACGATTCAAATAACAAATATAAGCGGTGGTAATGTTGAGGTAGAAGGATTTATTGTAGACACTTCCGCTAGTAGTGCAGAATTTGAATTCGTACATGATACTATCCCAACTAAAACTTTTAAAAACTTAGCATCAGGAACAATTGTTTTAGAGGAAAGTGATATTTTAAAATTAAAAGCTGGAAGTGGTAATACTTTAGCAGGAACAATTGGTTACCTAGAAATTAATAGATCAGATCAAAATGGCTAAAAAGAAACCACTTTACGGGGTTAGTAACTATCATAAACGAACACACAAAAAAAGACCTGGTAG